GGCGCCTGGGTCGAGGCCCTGCGCCGCATCTTCACCAGTTCGCCCGTCCTGGAGCCGCAGGCCCCGGAGCAGGCACCCGCGGCCGACGCCGCCTGACCTACCCCGTTACGCGCCGAAGGGCCGTCCCGACTGCCAGGCCCGGACGACCCCTCAGATCGGCAACCCCACCCAAGAGAAAGAGGTCACCGAGATGGCCCAGATTACCCACCAGTCGGCCGTGCTCCAGCCGCCGGCCACCCTCTCCGCGGTGTTCCGGGCTGCGGCCCGTCTGATCGCGACGAACGGGCACCACCAGGGCGACTACTTCCCGGACGTGTTCGACCGCCGTACCTCGTCTCCGCACGCGACGCGCCCCTTGTCGATCGTTGCCGCGATCCGCTGCGCCGCTTCGCCGCACGGCGACAAGCCGCGCCTCGCGACGGAGCTGTCCGAGGCTGCGGTGAAGGTGCTGGCCTACCGCTTGGAGGTGGAGGGCGAGCCCCCGTGGAGCGGCGCCCCCCGCTGGCTTGAGAACCACGTCGACTGCTGGGGCGACTTGCCCGGTCGGACGGCGGAGTCGGTTGTCGCGGTGCTGGAGGCGGCTGCGGACGCGAACGAGGTGCAGGCATGAGCACCCCGACGCATGACCCGCTGGTCGTGAACACGCAGGACGGGTCGACGTGGCTGTGTCGTGCGGTGACGCGTGGCGGGAAGGGCTTGTACGCGCTGGCTGGCACGGTGCCGGGTGCCCCGGACATGGTGCTGGCGACGCTCGCGGAGTTGGCGGAGCACGGGCTCGCCTCGGTTGCGTTTGCGCTGCCGATGCCGGTGGGCCCGGCGCCTCGCACTCTCGACCAGGTCGAGGACGAGCTGACCGGGGTGTCCCTCTCCTTGTACGAGGAGGAGTTGGTCACGGCGCGGCTGCGGCTGGCGTTGGCTTCTGCTCAGCGTGGGCGGCGGAAGTCGCGGGCTCGGGTCGCCGAGTTGGAGGCGGAGCGGCACGTCACGAACGAGGCGCTCGACGACGCGGTGCGGGAGCTGCGGGCCCGGCCGGCGGCGGATGGGATTACGCGGCGGAACGTGCCGCTGCAGGCCCTCCGCGCGGACGCCGAGGACGGGAGGCCGCATGTGACCGGGCTGCGTGCCGCGGTTGAGGACCCGCATGACGGGCCGCTCGCGCACCGCTACCTCGTGCCTCGGGATCTGCCCCCGCTGGACGGTGCCCGATGACCACCACCCGGTGGGTGCCTTCCCGGCTCCCGTACCTCAACGCCTCTGGTCTCGCCCACGGCCATGTCCGCTGGTCCGACGACCGCCCGCCCACCCCGTTTGGCTGCCGCTGGTGCGGTATCCAGCGCAGCCACCACGGCCGCCAGTACCTGAACGGTCGGGGGATGCATTCCTGGGTGCGGCCGACGGACGCGCAGATCAAGGCGCGGATGCTGGCCCGTCGCGCGGCCCGGACCGGTGGTGCGTGATGCACGAGACCTCCGCCGACGTGGCCTCGGCCCTGTCCCTCGGCGTGAGCGCGATCAGCCTCATCGCCTTCGCTCTGGCCTTCGCCGACGCCGACCTCGCGTACTTCGACCCGCGCCCGCTGCTCCTCGCGGTGTGGGACCGGCTGCTCGTCGAACTCGTCCGCGCCCGCCACACGGTGCGCGATGCCGCGCTCACCGCAGCCGCGCTCCTCCTCATCCTCACCGCGCCGTCGGAGGCCTCCCGTGCCTGACCCCACCAGCCAGCCGGCCAGCCGGCCGTGTGCCGAGTGCCCGATGCCGGTCCCGCACGGGACGACGTACTGCTCGACCCGCTGCCGTAACGCCGCCGACGACCACAACGACTACGGGGACTGCTGATGAACGACGACCAGTACGACGGCCCGGACGACGAGGCCGAGGACATGGACATCGCGGACGAGGTCTCCTACGCGGACACCGGCCGGCCGTGGGCGGCGCGTGCGATCAAGCACCCGACGCACGCGGCCACCCGCCGCCACTTCAAGACCAACCCGCTCCCGGAGCAGGACGGGAGGCGCACCGCGTGAGCGCCCGCCGTCAGATCATCGCCGCCCTGTCCGAGGACAGCCACGGCGGGATCGCCACCCTCCACGACGTCGAACGCGCCGAGCAGCTAGTCGACGCCCACCGGGCCGAGTGCATCGGTCACGCAGTCGCCCGTCTCCGCGCCATCCCCGTCACCTGCACAGCCCTCACCGGGCCGGTCTGGTACGGCGACGGCTGGAAGTCAGCGATCACCTGCCTCGAAGAGATCGGCGAGTACCAACTCCCCGACGACGAGGCGTACCCGGGCGAGTTGCAGCGGCTCCGCACCTTGGCCTTGCAGATCCGGGCGGTGGCCCGGAAGGGCGGATCGGCCGAGGCGCAACGGGCCGAGGCGCAGCGGGTAATGGACGCGCACGTCACCTGGGAGAAGGACGCCACAAGCAACGCAGCCCCGGACTTCTTCCAGCCCGGCCGCACCTACACCGAGGACGCCCCGTTCCGGGCTCCCGAGGACCGCGGCAACTTCCAGTGCGTGGCCGTCGCCATCCACCCCACCACCGGCAACCGTCGGGCCCTCGGGTTCGAGCAGGCCGGAGCGGGCGCCCCGTGGAAGTCCTCGTCGTTCCGTGACGAGGAGTGGGCGGACGGCTGGGTCGAGACCACCGAAGGCGGTGGCCAGTGACTCGGACCCTGCGGTGGCTCGCCTACTGGACCGCCACCCTCACCGCCGCCTACGCCCTCGTCGCGGCACTCCCCTTCACCGGGCCCGCAGCCTCCGCGACCGGACTCCTCGCCGCAGCCGGAGTGAGCCTCATCGGCATCGCCTGCGCACCCGCCACACCCACCACCCAGGGGGACAGCAAGTGAGCACCACCGTGCAGGCCGGGGCGAACACCGCCCCGGCCGCCGGCCGCAAGGTCACACCGACCGGCCGCCTCATCCTCCCCGCCGACGCCGACCGCGCCGCATGGCTCACCGCCCGCCGCTCCGGACTCGGCTCCAGCGACGTCGCCGCGATCCTCGGCATCTCGAGGTACGGCAACGCCCTCTCCGTCTACCACGACAAGACCGGCGGCCTGCCCCTCGAGTCCGACGACAGCGAACCCGCCCTCTGGGGCCGCGCGTTCGAGGAGACCGTCGCCCGCGAATGGGCCCGCCGCAACCGCTCCGTCGTCCGCCGCGTCGGCCTCGTCCAGAACACCGACCGGCCGTGGCAGATGTGCACCCTCGACCGCCGCGTCCTCGAGTGCCCCCTCGCCGACGGCCGCGAGAAGTGCGCCGTCGAGATCAAGTGCCGCGACAAGATGAAGGCCTCCCAGTTCCGGGCCGGTGTCGCGGACGACGTCCTCGTCCAGACGCTGTGGCAGGCCGACGTGTGCGGCTACGACCACATCCACGCCGCGGTACTGATCGGCGGGAACGACTACCGGCAGTACGTGGTCCGGGTCGCCGACCACGCCCAGCTCATCGACGACCTGCGGGCCGCCGGTGCTCGAGCGTGGCAGCAGATCACCGACCGGCGGCCGCCTGTCCTCGAGCACGACGCGGACCCGGACGTTCTCCTCGACCTGTACGGCAGGCTCCACCCGGACCGTGCCGGAGTCGTGGACATCACGCGGGACGTCGACACGCAGGACGCGGTCGCCGACTACCTCGACGCCCACAACGACCTGACCGCCGCTGAGCGCAGGAAGAAGGCGGCGAAGGCGCGCATCCTCGCCGGGCTCGCCGGTGCCGAGGCGGCCACGGTCCTGGACCGGCTGCACGTGTCGCTGGACGAGCGCACCAAGCGGGCCGCCGACCTCAACCGTCTCGCCGAGCGCTGGCCCGACGCCTACGCGGACTGCGTCGAGGACCGCACCTACCGCCAGATCAGCATCCCCCGCGCTGTCCGTGAGGAGCACAACGCATGAGCACGATCACTGAGCGGGCCGCGGCTGCCGCCGGCCGTACCGCCGAGATGGACGACCTGAAGTTGCCGGACGGATACGTCGACCAGTTCCCGACCGCCGAGGCTGCGCCCGACCCGATGGCCGACTACGAGCCCGGCGACGACGATCCGGACATGGTGCCCGTCGGTGTCGCCTGGCTCCGTGTCCGCCGCGACATCCGCGCCATCGGCAAGGGCGAGCTGTACAACGCGCTCGGCACGAAGTTCAACTTCCGCGGCGTCGACACCGTCGTCAACGTCTTCGGCCCGGTCACGCTGAAGCACGGCATCAACGTCATGTCGTCCAAGGTCGAGGCCACCTACGGCGAGAAGACCACCGCCAAGGGCAGCAAGATGCGGGAGTGCTCCGTCCTCGTCACCTGGACGATCATGGGGCCGATGGGTGACACGCTCACCCTCCAGACGATGGGCGAGGCCCTCGACACCGCGGACAAGTCGACGACCAAGGCGCAGTCGGTGGCGCTGCGGACGCTGCTCCTCGGCTTCGGGCTGACGCCGACGCACGACAAGGACCCTGACGCTGACCGCATTGAGCGGGGGAACGAGGCGCCGGCCCGGTCGGCGGAGTCGTACCGCGACGAGATCCTCGACAAGAAGACGTCGCCCGGCCGGTTGCAGCAGATCGGCTACGAGCTCGGCAATCTGCGGATGCTCGGCAACAAGGTCCAGAACGAGACGGGCGAGATGGAGACGCTCGACTCGCTGGGTCGCCGGGTCTACGGCGAGCGCACGGGCGGTGGCGCATGAGCACCCCCTGGCACCTCCAAAGGCTTGCTGCCCTGGACTTCGAGGCCAGCGACAAGGATTCCGAGACTGCGCGCATCGTGTCCGCCGCGCTCATCCTCGTCGGCGGCGGACTCGACACCGACACCCGCACGTGGACGATCAATCCCGGCATCGCGCAGGAGCCCGGCGCGATTGCCGTCCACGGCCTGACGGACGAGTACCTCGCCGAGCACGGCCAGCCCGCCGAGCAGGGCCTGGCGGAGATCGCGAAGGCCGTGGCCGAGGTCGTGGCCGGCGGGGTGCCGCTGGTCGGGCACAACATCGGCGGCTACGACCTCAACCTCCTCGACCGGGAATGCCGCCGTCATCTCGGCGACAGCCTCGAAGGGGTCTGCCGCGAGCCGATCAGCCGGGTCATCGACACGATGATCCTCGACAAGCAGGTCGCACCGTTCCGCCGCCGGGTGTCGGAGACGCAGGGCCCGTACCAGATGCGGACCACGGCCGAGACGTACGGGCTGGGCTGGGACGAGGCTGCGGCGCACGGCGCGGAGTACGACGCGCTGATGTCCGTGCGGGCCGCGTACTGCATGGGTGCGATCGCTCACCGGCCGCGCCCGGAACGGCCGGTGTGGGTGCACCAGTTGCGGACGCAGCGGTTCGACTCCCTCGCGGGGGTCAGCGTCGAGGACCTGTATCTGATGCAGCAGCAGTGGGCACAGCGGGACGCGGCGAGCTTCCAGGAGTGGTTGCGGACGAAGGCGCCGGAGGGGAAGCGGGACCCGGCCGCGGTGGTCGACGGCTCGTGGCCGCTGCGCCCTGTCTCGGCGTCGGTCGGGGGTGGGGCGTGATCTCTCGCCGCATCCTCGAAGACCGCCTCGCCAGTCGCAACGTACAGATCGAAGTCCTCACCGCCGAGCGCGACAGCTACAAGACCGACGCCGAGGCCTGCGGCAGGCAGATCATCCGCGCCCACGCCGACCTGTCCCGCGCGAAGGACGTCATCGCCGCCCACATCGCCGGGGCCGGCCACCCGGACACCGCGTTGCAGGACGTCCGCGCGTTCGCGCTGTCGCTTCAGCAGTCCCTCGCCGCCGCCGGTATCGACCTCCGGCTGGAGTTCGCCCGCCTGGAAGGAGCACGCCTGTGAACTTCCCCTTCGTCCCCCGCGACCGCCACCAACGCGCCCTCGCCGCCGAGAAAGCCACCGCCGACCACCTCTCGCGCCGCCTCAAGACCGCGCAGGCCGACCTCGCCACAGCACGCGAGCAGCTCACCACCACCGTCGACCCGGCCGAGGAGCACGAAGTCCACCGCAAGGCACTCGCCGACGCACTCGGCGAGCAGAAGCGGCACCTCAACTGGGACCAGCTCATCGCCGAAGTCGTCCGCCTGAACACGGCGGCCGAGGCATGGATGGCCGATCACGCCGCCGAGAAGCAGCGCGCCGACGAACTCGCGGCCGGTCTGATCGAGGCCAGCGAAGAGGAGATCAAGGCCTGGGAGGCCCGCGTCGCAGCTCACTGGGCGTGGCGGCCTCCGGTGGACCGGGAGCAGCGGCCGGTCGACGGCGCGTCCGGCCGGCCCACGCATCCGGCAACGGACCTGCGGCGGGCGCAGGAGCGGTGTCGTGCCCTGCAGGCCCGGCTCGACCGGGGCGTGAAGCAGGTGGCGTCGCGATGAGCCCTCTCCGAGTCCTCCGTCAGATCGTCGCGCCGACGGGCCGCCACCGGCCCCGACCGATCGCCCCGCGCGTGAGCGTGCCGGACCCCGACGCCGTGTGGATGGCCTGCCACACCACACGCTGCGCCCACCTGACGACCCGCCATGACGAGATCGCCGAGGACGTCTTCCGGTGCCGTGACTGCGACCACGTCACGACGGGCGGTGCGTGATGACCACCGCCCCCACCCTCTTCGACACCACCCCGCAGGCACCGGCCCCCGTGGTCGCAGCCGCTGGCCGGCCGCTGGTCATCGGAGCCGACCTTTCACTCCGCTCCACCGGAGTGGCCGGAGCCGAATGGACCGACGCCGTCCGCCCCAAGACCGGCATGAACGGCCACCCCCGCCTCGCCTACCTCATGCAAGAGATCGGCTCGTTCCTCCGCAACGCGGACCTCGTCGTCATCGAAGGCCCCTCCTACGGCCACGCCGGACAAGGCGGACACGAGGAACTCGCCGGACTCCGCGTCATGGTGCGGCACTGGCTGTGGCGCCGCGAGATCCCGTACGCCGTGGTTCCGCCGTCGACGCTGAAGCTGTTCTTCGCGGGCGCGGGCAATGCGTCGAAGGCGGGGATGCGGGCGGCGGCCGAGCGTTGGTACGGGCGGACCTTCGAAGGGCCGGCGGCCGGGGATGAGTGCGATGCGTTCGCTCTCGTCGCGGCTGGCCATGCCTGGTTGGGCACGCCGCTGGCTGAGGTTCCGGAGCGGCACATGGCGGCGCTCGGTGGCTGTGCGTGGCCGGAGCGCGAGGCGGTGACCGCGCGATGACGACGTTCACCCCGCCCGAGCGGCCCGCCAACGGGCTCCGTCTCCTCGACACCTACTGCTGCCAAGGCGGAGCCAGCATGGGCTACCACCTCGCCGGCTTCACCGTCGAAGGCGTCGACCTCAACCCCCAACCCCGCTACCCCTTCCCCTTCCACCAGGCCGACGCCGTCGCATTCATCCGCGAGCACGGCCACGAGTACGACGTCATCACCGGATCCCCCACCTGCCGACGGTGGACCAACGCGCAGCGCATCCAGGGCAACGACCACCCCGACCTCATCACCCCCACCCGCGAGGCGATGCAGGCCGTTGGGAAGCCGTACGTCATCGAGAACGTCGAGGGAGCCGCGGCGGCGATGCTCGACCCGCTGC